ATGCCCACAAGTGATGATTTTGACTTTAGATTAGGAACTAGTGGTAGTGGTGGTTACATGAATGTACCAAGTGGTCAAGCTATATCAGTTACAGGTCATTTCAATCCAGCAGGCAATAATGCTTATGATTTGGGTACGACATCAGCACGTTGGAGAAACATATACACCAATGACCTTAACTTATCTAACGAGGGTGATACAAATGATGTAGATGGCACTTGGGGCAACTTCACCATTCAAGAGGGTGAGAATGATTTATTCTTAATAAATAAACGTAATGGTAAAAAATACAAGTTTAATTTGACGGAGGTTTCATAGTGGCATTACTTGGAAATCAAAATATAATAAAATTTACTCATCATAGGTCAGATGCTTGGCATAATCGAAATAGTTCAACAATGGGTGAAATCAGCACAGGCTATCGAATGACTGTAACACCTGTGAGAAGTGATAGTATAATTGTAATTGATTATCAAATCCCCTCTCAGAGAGTGACCATGCATGCTTTGAATTTTCATAATATATACAATGTAACTGCTGGTAATTATCCAAATGAACCATACAATAGTGGACAAACAAGAACAAGAACTCATTGTCCAAGTCGTGGTCAATACAATGCCGATAATGCAGTTATGCATTGCCTAAGGGCCTCTCTTCCTTCTTGGGGAACTTCAGCAGCAATTTTTACGCTTCATGGTATGAGTTATGCGAATGATTTAACAAGACATAATCATAGTGCTGGAGCTTCAAACAGCACTGTGCATTGGAATAGTCATCTATTTGCTTATGCTTATGAATTAGAGGACATTTAAATGAGTATCTGCACTTACTTTAATAATATTGATGATGCGATTAGAACCTTCACACAAGAAGGATATAGTCGTAGTGTACCACCCGATGGAGTCGGAACGATAATTTGGGACAATCCGAGTGCATCAGGACTTCCTACAGATGAACAGATTATTGCTAAAGCAAAAATATTAGCATGTGATAATCCTGTAAATGCATTGAGACAAACTCGTGATTTTTTAATATCACAAAGTGATTGGATGGGTAATCAAGATTATAATATGTCTGATGCATGGAAAACATATCGTCAAGCATTACGAGACATCACGACTACAATAACCGATAATGACACTAGATATGCAATGGCAGATGACATCAATCACTCCTCATGGCCTACAAAACCGTCATAAATAATTAAAAAATTATAGTATGTCAACTTTAATATGTAATTTGCCTGCATACAAGGTGTGGGTACGAAAAGAGTATTTGACAAATCATAAAAGTGGCCACGGAGAGTATGTAGAAGGATATTGGGTTGCGTTGAAATCAATTCCAGGCCGTGCCTTTTACTTTGAAACATATTTACCAGAGTATGCAGCGATGTATGATAAGTTGCCCATCAGTGCTTTTCTATCATCACCAAAGAAACCAGAACCAGACATGGAGTTACATAACTTACAGTTCTGGAACGCAATGGATTACGGAGTCATATCAGTATATAAACAATTCATAGGATCAATGCACTTTGAACTTATGACCAGAGATTATGGTAATCAGACAGGAACGTATGTTTGTACAATAGATAATTATCATGAGAACATACACGATGTAGATTGTTCTACAAGTGAAGAACCACAGGAACACAAGAGCCATAATATAATTGAACTTGACAATGGGCAGTTTGCGTTGTATCCTAATAATAGAATGAGAATATATGATAATAGTTTGACACCAGAGAAACCAAAAAATCCTGATTTCAAGGTATCAACAATCTACTATCAAGTCGAAAATGGCCATGACCGTGATGGTCTAGGGTCTGAAGAGAACTATTTCTGGAAAACTGCGAAAGAAAGATCTGATGGCGATTGAATCTGATTTAATAAGACGTTACTGTGGAGCATTTACACCAGAACAGTGCAAGGAAATCATATCCCATATTGATTATTTTGAGAAACATAGTTTGATGTTTTATGATAAATCATCTTTACATATCACTGATCATGTGACTTTAAATGTATCTCATGATTGGGATATGGATGAGACAGCTAGTTCTAGAATATCTAATTTAATACTACCTAAATTCAAACCATGTGTTGATGAATATTTACAAGCTTTTAGTGTGTTGAATGATTATAATTTTTTATTATATGATCTCAAAGTAAAGAAAATACCTGTGGGTGGTGGTTTTCACTCATGGCATTTTGAAACAGGTGGAATTGAAAATTGTCATCGAACTTTTGTGGTTCAATTATATGTCAATGATGATTTTGAAGGAGGAGAAACAGAGTTTTTGTACCAAAATAGAAGAGAGGAAGCTGTTGCAGGGGATGTTTTGATATTCCCTGCTGGATTCACACACACTCATAGAGGTAATCCACCAATAGGAGGACACAAATATCTCATAACTTCTTGGGGATACATGCAAGGATGAGGGATGTAGATTTAATTACATTAGCTAAAATAGATTTATTGAAAGGTAAAGTGGATTGTGATCTAGATTCTTTATCTGAAATTCTTTTGGATAATTATCACAATAAATTTGAATGTGAGATTGATAGTACATATTCTGAGGACTCAATATGCCCACCCAACAAGATAGTTGATAATATTATAAAACAAATACAGATAGATTTTACTGCTGCAACTGGAGAAAAAATTACCCCATTAAATTACTGGGGACACATACACGAGAAAAATATGAGCACAAATACACATAATCATAATGATACTTATGTTTCATCTGTTGTTTATGTGAAGGTGCCTGAAGGATCTGGTAGTATTGTTTTTAGACCAAAATTAAATCAGTATGATAATAGTGCATATTCATCTAAGTTCGCTCCTGAGAAAGGTGTGTATTATGTGTTTCCAGGCTACTTAGATCATTATGTAACAAGGAATATGTCAGATAAATTTAGAATTTCATTGTCTATTAATTTTAAGAAGGATGAATGACATATAAATACAAGTACTGGATCGTGTGTTCACAATGAAAGGTATTTTTAAAATAATTAGTCATTCATCAGATACAAAAACTATTTCAGTTAAATTTAATAGATTACATTCACAAACATCTATCGAAGATTGTTCATCCTTGAGTGTTAATTATAGCAATTATGATACATCTACTATTGAAGCTTTTGCAAGTAATTTAATGAGAAAGAGTGGACAGAGTAGAATTCAAAATGCAGATGAAAAACTCTCTATAATTAGTGCTAACACTCCAACAAGTGTTTCTGGTTCATTTGCCATGGATGATTTGGTGGGAAAAGTAATTCAAGGAGATGTTGACACTAAATTCAAAACAACTTTATCTGCGAGAAAGGTAGAACTATGAATTATAATAATCTCAACTCTGAAGCTTCTTACATTAAGTTAGATGATTTTGCTTTATGTAATATTAAGATTGATTCTGGATGGGTAGGTATTCATCCGAAAATAGAAAACTATGGATTGTATTATTATTTGTATGATGGTTCTCCTAAAGTTGGTGTCGCTTTTGAAACTACATTAATTAGTCTTACAAAAGGAGCCTTAACATCTACAAAGAGTCATTTAGATAAATCTGTAATTATAGAGGCTAGTGATAGTTGTGATATGTTTATCTTTAATACTTTAGATAAAACTCAAGATTGGACAGGATCATTAGTAACAAATACATTTACCTGTGACAATGCAAATAGTTATCTTATTTGTATTGATGGAGCTCCAAAGGTGAATAGTACAACTATGCAGAAATTTGACTATTCTAAATTAACATCAGGAAAAGAATATAGTGTTACATTAAATGGTGGTGTGTTAGGATTATTCACTAAGGTTTAGGAATATCAAAGTACAATCCTAATTGAGCCCAGATAGCATCAGGATATAAACTAGTGTATTGATTGGGATTATCATAAAAATTTTTCCACACATTTTTTGGTGCCTCAAGATTTTTATAATACTTCCAGAAAGGTGTGTCATCTCTTTGAGTCAACATATAATGATGTAGTATATAATTTGAATTATTTTGTTGAACTCTTCTTACAGTTCGATTGTAAGCCTCTGGTAATGAACCTTTTAATATGCATTTCACCAACATAGTGATACTAAAGACAATAAGATATAAACCATTTGATTCTAATGGATCTATAAATCCTTGGCCTAATCCGATAGTGACAACATTATCAGACCAAGGATTTTTCAATATATTTGGCCTCCATTTAATTAGTCTCGGTTTTGTTATCATTTTGCGATTATGATTCCATGATTTGAATTTGGTGAGGGCCTCATCATCAGTGATATATTTACTACTATAAACATAACCTGTGCCTGTTCTATTCTGTAAATCAATTACAAACTGCCATCCTTCTGGTCTAGCTATTGATTTTGTATATGAACTGATCTCTTCGAGTTCTAATGAACAGACCCATGCACGATCTACTAGATGGTGATTACACTCTATCTCCTCTGTATCTGTTGTGAATTTTCTATCAAATCCAGTTGCATCAACATATAAGTCATATCCCTCTGGTAATTCTGTTAGTGTATCAATAATATGATTGACGTTCTTACATTGTTCTTTGACAATATTATTTGCTAAGTTGGCATCTAAATGATAACCAAGATTATTTCTATCGTATAATTCTATGTGATCTTCTTTATTTTTATTGCCTAATTTATATTGTTCATACCATTGATCAAAACGGCCTTCTGGATGATTTTGCCAGAATGTCATTTGAAATGGCTCAGATCCAATGTGATTCCAGTCGTATTTGATATTACCGTATTTGTATATTGCATGAGACTGATTCATCCATTCCTCTTCTGATATCTCTAACTCATCAAAGAACGTCTTAACTTGTGGAAGAGTTGATTCTCCAACACCGCTTATTGGTATGTCATTGCTTTCTATCAGAGTTATATCTGCATCAAGAAATTTATTCATGTAAGCTGCACACCACCAACCAGCAGTTCCGCCACCAATAATACAAATCTTCATCCGTGATCAATACAGTTAGGTAATAGGTCAGTCACAACTCTAAAGTTATGTGGATTGACATAGATCCCCATCAGAATATGATATATGTCATCTACCATTGCAAACGAACCGTGTTGTTTCTTTGTATTTAACATGTATGCTCTTCCAGCCTTCAGTTCAACTATATTTCTATCGTATACAAATGCAAACTCATGTAGTTCAGTCTTGTTCAGAGGAATGAATATTCTTAGTTGTTGAGTGGTTTTGTATGCATCTCTATGCAGTCTAAAGAAACTACCACTATTCATATTGACTGCATGACATTTTGCAAGACTATTCCATTGACCAAAGAAATTGAGAAGTGAAGGACACTTCTTTAAATTATCATTTACCTCTCCTTCTCTATCATCTTTACTTGTTAAGTCAAGTTGTTCTGGGCTACCTGTCAAAGGTAGTCCTTTTTTATGATTACTTCCATCTATCCAGTTATCTACTGATTTGAGTTCTTGTATGATAGTATTTGAATCAAACTTCCAATCGAGTTCGACAATATCACCATAACTATTCAGTATCGTTAGTAGTCTTGATTGTGTATCGTTCATTTTTTGGGAGTTCACGTAATTTATCCATTTTTCTGATGTGTTCAATCTTCATGATTTCATGATACATTTTGATCACACCTATGGGTGCATCAGCTTTCCACATGAAAGGTAATAATCCATGTATTATACTCTTAAATGCAATCTTAATCAACCTACTAGAATTTACAACAGAATGCCATAAATGATAACGATATGACCACCCTGTTTCAGTCTTCAAATGATAGATTGATTCTTTAATTATGTTACGCATATTGGTATATTATACCATAACTATCTATGATGTCAAAGATGATAAATAATAAGAACCGATAGATATCGGAGAACGGTATATACCACTAGAGGAGCCACATGGCATCAAATATTAAGTTTAAAAGATCTGCTGTACAAAATCGAGTACCAACCACTGCACAACTGGATCTCGGTGAATTAGCTTTAAATACATACGACGGAAAATTATATACAGAAATCAATACTGGTTCAGCAGCAGTTGTAGAAATAGGATCTAAACTTAGTAGTCTTGTAGTCGATGGTGCCAATGGTGCTGGTGGTGGAGATGTAGTCTTTCATGGTACAACAGCAGGCAAAGATTTAACTTGGGATTATTCAGATAATTCATTAAACCTTGCAGATAATACATTTTTAAAAATTGGTGCTAACAGCGATTTACAACTTTATAGTAATGGCAGTCTAGGTGTAATTTATAATCCAAATAACAATCTCAAAGCAATTGCTAATGTAGTCCATCTTCAAGCTGTGAATGGCAAAAAGATGGTTATTGCCACTCAGAATGCTCAAGTAGATTTATATCATAATGATAATTTAAGAGTCACCACAACCGATGACGGTGCTGATATAAGTGGTACAGGATCACTTAAAATTCCTGTAGGTACAACAGCTCAAAGAAGTGCATCACCAACAGCTGGCGATCTAAGATATAATACAACCACATCGAGTTTTGAAGGTTACTCAACTGCATGGGGTGACATTGGTGCTGGTGGTATTGGTGTTGGATCTGATGCATCAAACCCACGTACAGGTATCATTCAGAATAGAGTTGGTGTTGGTTTTACTGATCTGAATATTGTCGGTGCTGGAATCAGTGTTACAGGATATGGAACTACAGTCTTTGTTGACTTCAATGAATTCAAACCTGGCTCTTTCCATAGAACAATACACAACTATACTGCAACTGCAGGGCAAACGACATTTGCTGGATTAAATTATCAGGTTTCAGCGAAACAAATAGCTGTATACCTCAACGGTGCAAGATTAAGTGAAGCCACTTACACTGCAACAAGTGGAACGACTGTAGTTCTTGATGTTGGTGCATCAGTAGGAGATGAAGTTGAGATTGTTAATATTCATACAAATAGTGATGTAGATCGAAAGGTTAATACTTATACTGCAACAGCGGGACAGACCACATTCACAGGCCTAAGTTACAATAGTAAACAAGAGTTAGATGTATACTTAAATGGTATTCGTCTTGCAAGTGATGACTTTACTGCAACCAGTGGTAACACAGTTGTATTGGCTGTTGGTGCCTCTGTAAATGACACAGTTGATATTGTATCCACTGGTGATGGTGTTTCATTCAGATCCACAACAGATGCAAGTGGAGATAGATTTACACTTAACAATGTTGGTATTGGAACAGATCAAACTCCTGATAAGTTAAATGTCAGAGGTAATTCAAGCTTTGTTGGTGTCACCACATTTACTGGAAACACAAAAACAACTGGCACTACAACAGTAGATGATGATATACTCCCTGCAACCACAGCACAACACGATATTGGATCAAACGATATTGGTGGTGTAGGTAATGGCCGTTTCCGAAACGCATACTTTAGTAGTTCTGTTTGGGTATTAGACAGCAATGGTGGACTTATTTTAGGATCTGGTGCTGATACTGCATTTTACCATAATGGCAGTGGAACAGTTATGGATCATTCTGGTACAGGTGCTCTTACTTTCAGATCCAATAACGGTATTAATTTCTCTTGTAGCACCTCTGGTGGTGAGACTGCATTGCAGATTGTCAAGGATGGGCCCATAAACCTATATCATAATGCTTCAGGAACAAACGTTGGAACAAAACGTTTTGAAACCACTAGCACAGGAGCCAAGGTAACTGGAAACTTAGAAGTTACTGGTGTTGTAACTTATGATGATGTCACAAACGTAGACGCAGTTGGTGTTGTAACTGCAAGGGCTGGAATAGTGGTTTCTGGTGGAACAGTAACAATACCCACTGTAGCTGGAACAAATACTAACGCTGCATTAAATGTATTATTTCAAACTGCTGCTGGTGTCATAGATGGTGGGTCTGGATTAACATATAATCCTGGCGGTGATTCACTTTCAGTAAATGGTAATTTTATTGACACTAACACTTTTAGAGGTGCTGGATCTTTAGGAAGATTAACCTGTGCTAATCATTCAAGCACAACAACGGTTGATGTATCTAATACGGTTAATATTTTAACTAATGATAATGCCACTGATGCCTTTACTGTAAAACAAGGATCGAATGAATACATCACAGTTGATACCACTAACTCAAGTGAATTAATAACTCTTGGAAATACTACTACAAATCCAAACATCTCAATTCTTGGAAGTATAACTGTTTCTGAAGGTAGTCCACCAGCGACAGGTGCAAACTTTTTCTTCACTGATGATGGTTCTGCAACTACACTTGGTACAGCAGCGACATTAAGAGTTGCTAATAATGGTGGTAATGCAGCGTATAGTGTTTTTGAAGCAGAATCGGGTTCTGGTTCTATAAGACTTGCCAATGATGGTCAATTTTACGTTACAGGTAGCTCTACATTTTCAACAAGAGTAAGAGTTGATAAGGGTTCTACAGGTTCAGATGGATTTATGGGAGAGGCCTATTCAGGTTATTTTGGTTTAAAACATACAGACCAGACTCTCAACTCTGAGTATATGATTGTTTCTCAAGATTCTCATACATTTATTTCAGCTTCAAGTGGTAGTAATATCTATCTCAGACCATCAGCTAATAGCACTACAAATCAATTGATTGTAACTGCCTCTGGAACTACTATCGGAGGTAATGTTGTTCTAACTACAGCAAATGAAGGTTCTGGTAATGGCCTCGATGCTGATACTTTAGATGGTGTACAAGGTGCAAGTTTCTTAAGGTCTGATGCTAATGATACCACAACTGGAATAGTTAACTTTACTTCTTCAAGTCAATATCCAATTAATATAAATGGTTCACATGACGGAAAAATTGTAGTACAAGGGTCAAGTAATCCTTACATAAGATTTAGAGAAGCTACAACAGATAAGGCATATATTCAATGGAATTCAAATGGAAACTTTTATTTTGTAAACCAAGAATCTGGTGAACAGGTGCGTATTGGAAGTGGTACTAATGGTTTAACATATGTTCACGATGGAACAACATCTACTGTTTGGCATGCTGGAAATGACGGCACTGGATCTGGCCTAGATGCTGATACAGTAGATGGCATACAAGCAAGTAGTTTCTTAAGATCAGATGCAAATGATACAGCAAGTGGAATAATAACTCTTACTTCTTCTAGCCAATATCCCTTAGTTATTGATGGTTCAGATAATGGAAAAATTGTACTTCAAGGGTCAGATAATCCTTATATAAGATTTAGAAATAGTGCTGATGCTGACAAGGCATATTTACAATACAACACCACTGATTCCAACGTATTTTATGTATGGAATCAACATCATAATCAAGGGCTAAGAATTGGTAGCGCTCTTGATTTTTATCATGGTGGTGCTTTTAGAACAGTTTGGCACTCAAACAATGACGGCTCTGGATCTGGCCTAGATGCTGATACGGTTGATGGATTACACGCTGGAAATTTTCTCAGAAATGACCAAGATAACAATGTAAGTAATCACGATAACCAAGTAAGATTTTATTCTGATACATCAATTCATACCACAAG